ATAGCCGCCCGCAATGCTATACCGGGCGGGGTTCCAATCAATCGAGTTCACACCGGTATAGAAATTTGTATTCGGCATGGAATACGAGCCTCCCCCGCTACTGCCGCCCGACGAGCCGAAGCTTGCGCCACCGCCTCCAAACGAACCAGCGATACTTGCCGCCGTCCCTAAGAGCGTGCCAATACCCGCCATGCGGGCGTTACTCCGGATATTGTCTGCGGCCGCATCCGCCCGCGCGATGGTGGCGTCAGCGTTCATGCGCTTGTTGGTCGCCTCCGTCTCATAGTTCGCCTGGGCATAGCGCGAAGCGTCCACGTTCTGTCTCTGCGAGTTCAAGAGATTCAGCTGATCCTGGTAATAGGCATCAAGGCCAGAGGCGTTGATATCCAGTTGTGAACCGGTAAGCGCGATGCCCGACGCGCCCGCCTGCGCGGCATGCGCACCCTGGGCCGCAAAGAAAGCCTTCTTGCGCTTGCTTGCCTCCTGGGCGGCAGCATTTGCAATGGTTTCCTGTTTCTTGTTCTCTATGCGGGCGTTCTGTTCAGCCACCGCGGCCTGCGCCCGCATAGCCTCGGCGTCTGCTGCGGCCTGTGCCCGCATCTGCTCGGCTTGCGCGTCAGCGGCCGCCTGCTGTTGCTGATAAGAGAAAATACCGCCCAAGGCGGTAAGTCCTGCAACTATACTACACATTATTTAGCCCCTCCTTTGTGAGGATAAAGGTTGAAAACTCTTCACCATTCAGCCCTACTGGCTGGCTGTCTTTAAGCTCCGCACCCAACCACTTGAGCCACCGCACTGCATGACGGTTCTTAGGCGATACCGCATTGATTAGAATGCCGTACCGGTTCGCCCAGTCTATAAGTATCTGGCGTGATACCTTGACAAAGGACTTCCGGAACTCGGCCTGCAGCAGGTTCGTCCCGAGGCACCATATCAGATGCACGCCCGCCATAAGCCCTTCCGGATGAGCGACGCCGAATATGGCAAGTGGCTGACCGTCTAAAGTCTCCACCTTGTATGCTTCCAGCGACGTCATTAAATCTGCGGCAATAATCTCGTCAATAGGCAGAGGGCTGACAGCCCGCGCCTCTTCTGCGTCTATCGGGCGGATATCAGCCACAAAGGCCTTTATAAAACTGTCCTCATTTCGCCCGCACCTTGTGATATTGTAGTTCTCCATGTCAACCTCCAAACGTGCATACCCGAATAATGGCGGACAACGTGAACGGATACGGGACCGCGTGCCGGATGTAAACCCGCCCGCGCGTATTAAAGCCACCATTTTTCAGCGTGGCCTTGACGTCGCCAGTATAGAGCACATCCTCCCCAAGCTCCATGCGCTGGCTATCGTAGCGGATGGCGCTTAAATGGTTTGCGTCCGGGCCAATCTCCCCGCCAAAGGATTGAGTCAGGCGAAGAATTGCGTAAGCTACTGTTTTCTTTCGACCCTGTGCGGTGCCGTCGCGCATCTGCACTTCAATATTCGGCTGTTCCACAATCATCGTATACGGCAGGCCCACCGTAATGCTCTTGGCCGCCTGCGGCAATATTACCTGCCCATTCTCTACGGTCATCGGGTTGAAGAGGTACCCGTCGCCCATGACCTGGACTTCTTTGCCTTCCAGGTAGTCAAGCCCCGTTACTGTGGTAATTGGCGTGTCGCTTTCTATCAGCTTTGCGCAGTCCATCATAGTGTGCATCTGCTGATCCGAATCGCTGCGGGTAATGGACAGCGATTCGATATAGCGGACCGTCTGGCCGTTTATCTCGCGCCGTACGACCGCATAGACAATATCATTATTGCCTGTCGGCGCAGTCTCTACGCTTTCGATGTAGCCATCTGTCACCATGTGCGCCCAGCCGTAAACCTTCTGCTCCACGATGTAAGTGAGCGCCAGCAGTGTCCCATCCGACCGGGTAAAGAATAACATACTGTCGGGCTCCTGCGCATACGCAGAGTCGCCGATATCATAACCAGTGATAAGGTGCTTGGCCAGCAGTGTGAGGTCTGAACCGCCATAGCTGTCCGACTCATAAATATACCCCATGTCTCGGACTATGGAGCCGCGCTTCTGGCAGTATACTATGCGGTTGCCTACCCGCACAGGCGTCGTGTCCGAGGCGCCATAAGACAGCTGGTTAAGCGGGGAAATGTTGGAAGGTGTCACCACCTGCGACCCGCTAATGGTCCACTCGTTGCCGTCAGACAGCAGGATGAGGTCGTTAGTCGTAACCATGTGCTCTATGGTATAAGCACGCAAGGATAAGAGGTCAGCTGTAATAGCGGAGTCATCAGTCACCGAACCGTCCGTATTTTCCACGCCAAAGTTCTCATAGTCGCCAGTTCTTGACATCCAAACACGCTGGGGGCGCTTAGCACACCCAGCAAAGCAGAGACGGTCCTGGAAGAAGGCCGCGCAGACAGGATAGCCAAAGGATTGCGACCACGCGCCCCAGTACCAATCCGCCGTAGCGGTCGTGTTGGCCAGGCGATTGACCACCGTAGCGGTGGCGTGCTTGGCATCCGTCACGGCAGTTATCTTCGCATGCCCTGTGTGCGTGTAGGTATATGAACTGAAATCGCAGGTACACGTTCCCGATGTAGTCGAGACAATAACGCGCATAAGGCAGTATTTGCTGACCACACCGGACTCGGTCGGATTGTAATCGTCGTTTGATGTGTATTTGCGCTCCTGCACCCATGTAGCGCCCCAGTCCGGAGAGCGCTGCACGACCACTTCACCCTTCCACGTGCCGTGCGTGATAATCTTCCAGGTATCACCCACGACCAGGGCGGCAGATGTACCGCTCGTAAGGTTGACGGACTCACCGCCGCCAATCTGTTCAAACTTTATCCAGTCACCGATGTTGGCGCTGGTGAAGGTATCTTTTACGGCGGTCAGCGTAATGGACCCCGAAACGCCGGAAGGCGTGATTAAGTTCGTCTTGTCGCTGTTGAGGTCGTCGAATGCGGGAAGCGTCCAGGCAACGTCCTCCATTACCCAGTTATCCTCGGCGTAGCGGATCAGCTTCTTGACCGGATGTGTACCGCTTGTGATATACATAACGTCTACAGACTGGACGCACCGCAGTTTATCCAGCTCCGAAGCCTCAAAGGGAGTCACAACCTCCACGCCCAAATAAACGCCATCGCGCCAAATGCGGGCGTATTTATCGCCGAACTCGATGATATAGGCGATGGACGTGGAGAAGTTGAAGCATACCAGGCGGGATTTTTTATTCGGGTACTTCGCCGCCCCCTGATAGATAAAGCCCGTACGTTTCTTTACAGCTCCGTACGGGCGAATAATTGCATTCTCTGCCTGCAGCAGGGAAAGCTGATACTTTTCCAGGTCAACACGGCTGGCGACGTCGTCAGACAGCTCACCGCCAGTGAACGCTGGCTGTATCACATAAAATTCACTAGGCTGTGCCATCGTATCACCTCTTAACTAAAGCGGGCCATCTGATATGGCGTCTTTTCATCGGGCGGCATATTGCGCTCCTGGGCATCCTGCTTCTTCGCGGTCAACAGGAAAGCCTGGAACATCTGGTACTGCGTTTCCATAATCGCACCGGAACCCGTAAGCGGGAGCGCAATCTGCGACGCAAGGAAATGCGCCAGCGCCTGCACAAACTCCGGCGGAAACACATCCGTATTCGTTACGTCACGCGTGTATTCCGCCCACGCCTCCTCGACGTTGGTGGCAATAGCCCGCGTGTTGTCCGACACGATAACCGCATCCCAGGGCGCCTTTTGGGCGGTGTACTTATCCGCCGCCGTGTCCTCGTTATAGATAAGGCGAACAGCGCAGCACTTAGCCGGGTACGCATAAACGAACCGCCATTCAGGCAGAGACTCATCCAGCGCCGCCAGCTTCACGACGCGGCGGGCAAAGCCCCAGGTATACGTCCTTAGCATGAGACTACGGCAGGAGTCATAATGAATCTTGCACTGCGTCGCCTCCTCCGAGCCATCGTCCAGGGAAAGGATAGACCCCTTGGAGATATAGGACAGGGCCATATTACAAATA